AACATACACCACTTGGCCGTTTAGGATGGTTGATCCCGTGTTGTTCCTTACTCGGATAAGAAGCTCTCGGCCCAGGTTCACAGTGACCCCGGATACATCATTGTAGTAGCAAAGGGTGTTCTCATCGGTGCTGTAGAACACACGCCCGGCGGAGTGCGTGGGGATGGCTCCGCTAAACTTTGCAGAGGGCAGACCCAGCTCCCCGGTCATTGTGTCCCCGGACTTCTGCACCATATCTGTAATGGGGGTCGGGATCAAAGTGCTGGGATCCACCAATGCCACATCTCCGCCGGAGCCGAAGCCCAGCAGCATCCCGGCGGCGTCCACTTTTTTGACCGGTGAGGCGGTGCCAGATACGTCCCCGAACCTCACTGCTCTGTCCATCTGCCGTTGGAGCTGCTGAGTGTGCATGGCCAGTTTGTCCAATGCAGACTCGTAGGCTTCTGCCGTGAAAGGCGCTGTGGTTTCCTGGTCTAAGGCGGCGGTGCGGATTATGGTTAGCGTCCCGTCAGTGATAGCGAGGTCAAGGAGCGTTACCTGCCCCCCGTCCGGCTCCCCAGCACCAGCTACGGAGTAACCAACGGAGTAGACTAGGGTAGTATCCACCCCCAGGATACTTGTGTGGACTACGGTCAAGTCCTCTGCGTCATAGAACCGGAAGGTTACATTGTAAGTAGCCCCGGCGGATGTGACCGTGTATTGGACCCGGGAGGTTGTGTTGGATATGCTCATTTGGTTGTCCGTTCTATCTGCTTACGCTCCGCTTCGTACTGTCTGCGTGCGCGTGCCAAGTACCCCGCGGAACGATCAGGGCTGATGGCGTCTTTCGCGATTTGCAATACTTCGTCCTCTATGGTTTGTCGAGCCTCCCTGCTCACAGTGTGCTGCTGAACCCAGCGGGCGGCTACTACCGCCCGAACGGCGTCCTCAACCACCAGTCGTTCCCCCCGTTGCTCGGGGGTCTCGGGATTTTTCACTGACCCGTGGCGACGGCGCATTTCGTCAGCTAGGTCAAAAAGGTCGTCAACCGCCTTCGGGATTGGGGCGTACTGCCCGCCTCGCTGAAATAGGACCCCGGCAACTGGTATGTCGGCCAGCTCCCAGTCACGCTCTAGCCCGGCGGCTCGTCCAAAAAGAGCTGTGATGTCCCCGCCCACGGAACCAAACAGCCCCCGTATGGCATGGTCCACTCGTTTAGGGGACGCCCCTGTAATTTCACCGATCCGCTGGGCGACTACCGTAGTGTATGGGCCGACCTGCTCTTCTCTCGGGCGGTTGGCGTCCGACATGGAGAGGATGGGACGACGGGTGAAGAAGTCCAGGTTTGATATTTGCTCCGCCGCCTCTTCTACAAGTGGGGGGAGCCCAGGGAAGGGGACTACGTTACCAAGGAACTGCTGGGCCCAAAGGGTGGCCGCCTCAGGGTCTTTGTTGTACCAAGCGTCTAGCATAGCCTCAGGCATGGAAGTGAACGCCCCATCAAGTTCAAACGCTCGGGGTATCTTTAGCCATTCACTCCCTACTTTGATGTACGTATTCCGGTACTTCTCCGCAGCGGTAAGTTGTTTCCAGCCTTCGTCATCCTTGTTAGCCAGCCAATTAGCGACAGTCAGCGCGGTGAAGGCCAGCCCGCGAAGAACAAACCGGGTGGGGTTCGCCTTGGCTGCACGAATAGCGGCCACAGTTCCTTGGATAGAGGCATTGTAAAATGGCGAGTATAGGTTCCATCTGCGAGCTATAAGCCCCGCTTGGGTAAAATCTGTAGTCACCTGTTTACCCGCTACAGCCAGTCGGGTGTAAACCTCTGGTGTCAACGGCATGGATGGGTTCCAGCCCATGTCCTTAGCTACAGCCTTGACCTCCGCCATGCGGGCAGCCGACTCCGATACTGAAATCAGCGACCGAATAACGTCCCAGCCATCCCGGACAGTCCTCTTCTCTCCGCCTTGTTTCACAAGGGATGCTGCCCTCTTGAGTGAGGGAGTATCCTGCATGAGGGTCTGCGAGAGGTTAATACCCAGGGATTCGAACACCCGGGCCCAGTCATCCTTAGTAGCCGCCCCCATGGATAGAGTCTTTACCCTTCCAGTCAGGGACTCCATGTAGTAAGTAAGTAACTCCGCCGGGTTGGCGTGGGACTGGGTTTGCTGTATCAGTGTGCGCAGATCCCTCAGGGGGTTCTTCACCAAATTGAAGGACAGGGCCAACCCAGTTGTGCCTGTCCGCATAACCCTGGTAGACCCAGCGATAAGGGTGCTGATAGCCCCCCTCGTCTCCGCTGGGGTCATAGTGTTGAATGCCTCATACAGCCGCCGGTCCAGTTCATATGTCTCTACCTTACCCTTCCTCCAGAACTGCATGACCGGGGCCCCGGTTGATTTCTGCTGTGTAGCGGGCATCCAGAAGGTAGCGAGAGCACCTAACTGGTCCTCATTTAGCCCCCTTGATACGTCCTCCCCAGTGGCAGCTTCTATGGCCTCCACAGCAGCTTGCACCGTTGGATGGTAAGCCGTGACATTCTCGGGGACTTTCGTAATGAGCCACCCCAAGTCAGGCACGCGCTCCGCCAAACTAAGCATCAGATCGAACACACGCTTCTGGTGGGCCTTGAGCACCATTGCACGGGCCCCGGTCAACGCCGATTCAACCGGATCTTTTATGCTCCGCCCAGACCCCCGTAGCCGTTTCACAAGCTCCTTACCTTTGACCCCGCCAGACCCGAGATATTTCTTGGTGAAGCTGTCAAACTCTCGCTGCAGGGGGATGTAGTCCCCCACGTCTGCCCGACGGATTATCTTCACCACTTCAGCCATATCCGGGCTAGCTCCGGCTGCGTAGTCAAGCACCGCGTCGTGCCATTCGTACCAAATTCGCGCGGCCTCCTGAAATTGCGGGGAGTCCAGCTCGGTGATTATTTGCGCAGCATCCTCCGAAGTCATACCGGGGTTCCTGGGATCGGGAGAGTCCCACAACTTTCTAGCTCTGCGAGCCCAGAGGTATACTAGAAAGTTCTGAGTGTTCGCGTCCCCTACCAACTTGAACGCTTCCGCAAGGGGCTTTACCCCCGGTACGATATTATGGTTGAAGTCGAGCATGGCCTCGGTGGCCATTATTCGGACGGTTTCGTCTGCGGTCATATTCCGGGCAGTCATTACCGCATAGGGGTCTTCGCCCTCCTTTAAGGTTATTCCGGCAGACTCAGCTGCACGCCCGAACTCTCTGACAATGGCGAAGCGGTCAACGAAGTTGGTGATGAAATCCTCCCGGGATTTAGCCACATAGTCCAAAGCTTTACGTCCTTGGCTCTTCATCGGCACTATACCGCCACGGCCCCGGGATACGGCCCCCTGACGGAACCACAAGGTGACATCCTTCTGAGCTTGTCGGAACGCCTCCTCCAAAACTTTGTCCTGCGAAAGGTCTTCACGGAACCAAGTATCGAATTTAGGGGCCTTCTTCGCAGCGACCTCAGGGTCGGATACCTTGAGCCGAAAATACTCAGCCAAGCCCTCGCGTGCATATCCCCCAGTGGGGTTCTGCGCACCGTAAAGCTCACGTCCCAAGGTTGTAAGTTCCGTTATCATACCCGGGGACAGAGCTTTTGTCCCAACTATATCCCCCTCAAACTTGGTAAACTCATAGGCGTGGCCGAGCTCATGGGCAATGGTGCTCAGGTCTTCCGCCTCTCGTATGCGTATGAGATTCTGCCGCGGATGGAAGAAGCCAAGAGCTTTCCGCATCCTTTGCCCCATCTTCCCCACTCGCACGGGTACCTTCGCCCCAAGAGTGGTTAAGACATTCTCAACAGACTGGATGGCTTTACGCCGGGACACTTCTCCCACGACATCGGACGGGCGTGATAGCTCCGTGCGGGGTGCGTTGGGCATGGGGGCCCCCAGAACAGAGTCCTCCCGCATGAGTGTGTCCAAGTTCGCGCGAGCAGCAACTGCTGTACTAGTAGCCGGATCCACTCGGCCGGACTCGTATTCCCCCGCTATCATGGCGAGAGCTTCCGCTGGGTCTTGCCTGGCAATAGTTGTGATGGCTTCTACCGCCGTCGGACTCAGCCCTGCGCCCTCGAGGATCATGGGGTTGCTTAGGTACTCTTGGGCAAAGTCATGAGTTTTGGTCGTAGCCACTCCCCCGCCAATTAGAGCCAGAGGCATAAGGGTAACCGCCGTCTGTGGCATGTTCCCGATATACTCCTTCCATTGGGCTGCGACGGTCTCCGGTACATTCTCCATGCCCAGCCTGGAAGCGATTTCTTGGACCACCAAGGGCGTAGCGTCTTGAGCTATCTCCTGGGCAAATTGCTCCCCGAAATTGGCCGTGATAGCCGAAGCTGCCCGCAAAACCGTGGGCCCGCTCCGCACAGCTTTGCGGACCAGCCCCCCGAAAGCCAAGTTAGCTTGTAGCCAGTCGAGGGGCATTTCGACAGCGGCGGAGTATCGGGACAGAGTCTCCGCCTGTTCCAACGGTATCCCATTGGAGACCATTTCGTCCAAACGTTGCCCCCGGATGGACTCCATAAGCAGAACCGGGCCCGCGGCTGGAATCAGCCCCATGGCCAAATACCCAGCCTGAGCGGGGGCGTCCGCCAAGGCATCTGCCACCCAGTTGTTGAAGGTCGCCGGGTCAACTTGGTTGTTGTAAACGTCCTCTAGCTGACGCCGGATTGAAAACGTATCCGCCTGTTTCTTTGCTTCAGCCCTTGCGGTTGCTATCTGTTCAGGGGTAGCAGGCAACCAGCCGGTTGCTTGAAGGGCCGTATCCGAGGACTCCGCCCCCCCGGGTATCAGCCCCTTCGGGAGAACTCGGCCTTCAGGATTCACCCAGTACCCCCCTATAGGGGCCTCTTCCTTTAAGGCTTCTACAGTTCCAGCAATGTCCGACCCCTTGTACCCTGTGACTATGGAGGCCAAGGACTTGATTACGCCCCGCTCGATCCTTCGGCCCGGCGTAGCTTGTGGGCTCTCGGGGGCTTTAGCCTTCTCGGCCAGCTTGAAGAACATCGCTCGGTCCAAGGGGGAGTATTCGGCCAGACGCTCTGCCATAGCCCCGGCTGTCCCGGCCCCGGCGGCTGTCTCAAACTCCGTGGCAAACCGCTCTGCCATGCTCCCTTCTTTGGCCTGGTGCATACGGAACTCTTCGACCAAGGGTGCCACCCGCTCACGGGACAGCTCTAGCTCACGCCACTCTTTGGCAATGTCCGCCCGACGTAGCTGATTCTCCCCTTTGTACTCCGGACGGCCCGCCCCTTCTGCCGCGGCTGTAAACATGGACACCCGGTATGCGTTATACGCGTCTCGTTCCGCTTTCTTGGCGGTGAAGTGTTGGCCCACCAGCCCAAAGAGCTCGACGTCCGATTCCACTGGTTTATCGTGCCCCAGGCTTCGGGCCAGCTCCCCGCGGTATGTGGGCCAAAGGGCCTCAACAGCCTCAGGATCTACCTTATTGAGGCTCTGGAAAAACCCCATGTTAGCCGTCCGAGCTCGGAACTCGTCAGGCTCGAAGCTCGACGCTGCGTCAGCTTCGAACTCAGCATTACCTTTCCCAAGGTCTGAAAGGGGGGAAGTGTAGATCTGTTCCCAGTTCATTGGACGAATAGGGGTTTCGAATGTTTCGCGGCCATGTGGGTTGTGAGCGTAGACCCCACAGCTTTCAGGACTTCATCAGGCGTGGCCTTAGGGTTGGCCTTCTGGTACCTGGACGCCCGGGCTAAGAAGTCAGCCTGTTTGAGCTTTGCTTGCTGCCAGGCTGACATGCTGATCTTATCCTTATTGGACACGGGGTCCAACACCCTAACACGCCCCCGCCTAGTTGTTTCGTACTCGTAGTAGTCCCCAAAGATTCCTAGTGAAAAAGCCTTGTCAGCGTAGTCCGATACGAAGGAGTGCGTGCTGTTATCAACTGTATCTGTAGCCCGAATACGAGACGCCATCTCCGCGTTCAAAGTGTCCATCACGGGCTGGACTACCCCGGCGGTTGCTATGCGCCTCATGAGCTCCACGTAACGCTCCTTGTTCGGATCCTTAGAAGGATCATACGACATGACTTCCACGGTCAGATCGGCGGCTTCGGCGTCGTTCAGGGGCTTTTTCCGCCCCCTAACGTACACGTCAAGATACCGCTCCGCATCCGAAGGTTTAAGGACCTTGCGTTCAACCAAGGAGGTGAGCTCTGCCTGCGTCATGTACTCGCCCTTGGCTGCCGCGTCAATCAAACCCTGAAACGTGCCAGTCTGAAGCTTCCGCACCTCCTCTTGCGCCCGATTCATAAGCGTGTAACGCTGGTCCTCGGTGAGGTTCTTGTACCCCTTACGGGCCTTCAGAGCCTCCTCGGCTCGTAACGGGTCAGTGTTGATTTCATGGGTGGCCAGGATTTGGTCCACACGAGAGGGCAGGGCTTTCTTCTGCTCCTCCGCCACTTTAGGGAATATAAGCCCCAAAGAGACCATTTGGTCTATCGTTTGGTTTGCTTTATCCAGGTCCCCCATAGCCAAGGCGTTTTCTACCGCCTGGTTCCCCGCTTGGGTAGCAGCTTGGACGTCCTTTGCTTTAGCGAGCCCAGCGACCTCCGCAGCCCCTACTCTCTTGAACGCCTCTACTTGCGCGTTTATCCGGTCTCTGGCTCCTGGTGCCAACTTAGCAAGCGGCACGCCCTTTACAGCCTCCATGATAGCGGGGGTGAACTCGCTAACCCAAAACTGAGTGTCTGTTCTGTCCTTCAGCCCGGAAACGAACCGCTCCTTTGCTTCCTGCAGAGCCGCATCCAGTTGAGTACTTGCCTTGAACTCTTCAGCTTGGGCAAGCTGTCGCCCTATTTGGGCTGTGGCTGTGCCAACGTCTCGGACACCGGCCCCAAGTTCGGACAAACCTTGAGTAATGGGGGCAAGCATACCGGGGTCCGCACGAACACCGGTAGGCTGAGACGGCTGAACGGGAGCTGTATATAATGGGATTTTGGGCATGACTTAGCCTTTCCGGGCCATAGCTGTGTATGATGCAGCGGAGCCGAAACCGGAGAGTATGGTCCCGGTAGCTGACAAATACGAACCGCGGCGGGCGGCTGTTCCGGCCATCCTGTCGAGTGCGGCCTGCGCCCGGAGCTGGGTAGCTTCATTCACCCCCGCGACCTCGTAGGTCACGGCGGCTTTCTCTAGCTCCCCGGCCTGTTCGGCTTGAACCATGAGCGGCGACCCCGTTGTATCCACTACCCCGGCCTTTGCATAAAGGGCCCGGGTCTTTGCCAAAGCGCGACGCGATTGGTCCCTCTGGGCCTTAGCCGCGAGCATCGCATCCCGCGTTTTATCCTGAGCAGCCCTCTCTGCCACAAGCGCATTGTACTTGGCCAAGCGGTCCTGTGCCCGCCCCTGTTCGACGGCGGAATAAGCAGCCACCCCGGCCCCCGCAACAGCGGCACCGGCGGCTATGTAGAGAAGGACAGGGGCAGCAGGCATGGGCGGATCATCTGGTTGACGGTGTGTGTATTCTGAAACCCGGCGCGTTGAAACGCTTTGCTAAGTCCCTACTGCATCACTTGGGCATAAAGAAGGGGGATCGAGAACTCCTCGGCCAAGGAAACCATAGCCCCAAGAAGTAGTTGGATGGCCCGGGCAGACCTGAATGCAGAGTTCGCTGGATTCGTAACGGTCCATGCCACCCAGCCGAGTTTTCCATCCGCATCCCGGTATAGCCAAGAAGCGGCCACCAGGTCGGAGGTGTCCTCAACTACAACACCAATAGACGGGAGAAGCTCCTTAGGGACCCGAGTTTCTCCTCTTGCGTCCCACCAAGGGCGGACAGCTTGGTAGTCCTTGGCATCATATAGTCGCGTCTTCATCGGTTGACCTCCCATTTAGCTGCTATTGACAAGAGTGTAAAGGGCAATGGCTTTGAACATTGCAGATAAAAAGGCGCGTCCCGTGTACTTCCCCCCTCCCAGCTCACCTCGTATACTCCGGTCTGGAAAGGTATGGGGCTACCGGATGGATGCCCATAGGGCTCAAAGGGTATCTCACTAAGGGCAAGAAGGTCTGTGCCATAGGAGCATTGCAAAGAGTCCTTAAAGCGCAGACAGGCTTTTGAAATACGCCGCTTACTGTTCTGGGTCGGGCCGTCCACGTACACGGACTCAAAAGTTGTGGGGGAAACCGTGCATACTACAGGGTATCCAACTACCGCCTGATAGGTCCAAGGTGCCTCGAGGTCTATGGTGTGACCAGAAGTCAGCACAAAGTCCCCGATATATTCCCCCTCCCGGGTAGCTTGTACCGTCTCCCCAGTGTCCGCCCAAGTATAGGACACTGTGTAAGGTGAGGCGACCGGAGGGTACACCTGGGAGAGGTCTGTCCAAATACCCCGATAAAGGTTCGTGGGATCCGTCTCAGCAAAATACACCACTACAGCTTTTCCATACGGCCCCGTAACCAGAGCCCAAACCTCGTCCGTGGTGTCTCCGTAAATGGAGGCTACAGACTTGAAGGAGTGATGGCTCTTAACTGTCCATCGTGACCAAGCGGTAACATTCTGCTCCCGATTGTACACAAGGACCCGCATTACCCCGTCTGAAGTGGTGACAAGAACCACCGGTTCGGGCATTCGGGCCACTGCAACATCCTGGATGGTCACCTTCGAGAATAGATGCTCAGCCAACAGGCTAATGTCCGGTGCCACGTAGCTGTCCTGGACCACGTCATAGGACAGCTCCCGAAAATGGTTACTAGCCCGCTCAATGAAGATCAGTACGTCATTGATAGGCACTGCCTGCTTATGCAGAGACCCGTAGTTTGACTGCGTGCGCACGGAGACATTTGTGGGGCTTAAAGGCTCATCATTAGAGGAGAAGAAAGCGAGTTCTTGGTTAGCCGCCCCCACCAGTAGGCGGTGCCGACCGTCTACCCAGTTGATAGGACTCTGCTCTGCACTCGCCGCTTGGTAGGTGGTGCTGGCGTCATCCGTGGACTCGTCCGGGTAGAAATTTTCGAAGTCCCCAGTCTTAGACTTCCAGAGGTGGTTTGGCTGAGACTCATTACCCCCCAGGACTAAACTCTGTTCGAAGAACCCAATGGCCCGAGGAAACCCACGGTACTTGCTCCAGGCCCCCTCTCTCCAGACTTTGGTAGCCGAGACGGACGCGCAGGCCACAAGAACGCTGACAGTAACGGCCGTGGTAGAGGTGTACCCGGTTACCTTCACCAACCCGTCAACGAAAGCGCTCTCGCATTCCAACTTGGCCTTCGCCTTTACGTAATCCGTAGGGGGCGTTCCCGCCCAGACCCCTACGCCATATGGGTCCCCAGCGGACACAAAGTAAAGCTTCATCAGGCATTCCCGCTCCTCTACCCCGGTAGCGTTTACATTGCGGTCCGCGGCGGACCTGAACCGCCGTGTAACCTCCCAAGTGGAGCCGCCGTCGTAGCTGCGCTGTACTTGGAGCTCCCCACACCATCGCTCTGTGGTAACCACGCTCCACGGGCCTTTGACCGGTACAGTCAAGGATTCCGCTATCCCCGTGGTGATACCAACAGCGATTTCCACCGAGCTCGCGTTCCGTAGGTGGGAAATCTGGAAATATCCCCCCACCATGGCGGGGTCGAACAGAGCGGAGGAGGCTGTCAGGGTGCGGCCCGTGCCTACCGTCTCCGCACTTAGCGTTAAAGTTGTAGAAGTTATGTTCTCGTCCCGCATCGCAGGCCAATCCCAGGCCACTTCCGCGAGAGTCCATGACGTATCAGACAGCCGGGATAACTTGTACACCGGCTTAGTAGGGCAGACCAAGTACATTATGTCATTGATTTGCCGATACTGGATCGTGCGGATTTCCTCTATGGAACCGTAAGGAGCTGAAATCTCATAGGGGGACCCCCCGCTCATGATTTGCGCATGGTTGGAGAAGAACCTCACATACGCAGCCCCCGCCGAGTACCCGATTTCAAGAAGGAAGTTAGTGGTTACGGAGTATCTGAAAGGCAGTAGCCGGGAGTTCTCTGTCTTCGCATACGCCACGGCGATTGTGCCCGGTCTGCGACGGACCCCTCCGTATTGCAATGGTATCAGATTTTCCATTACACGGCATGAGGAGGAGTACTTCTCCAAGTCTGTTCGGCTCCATAGAAGAGGGCTTATCTCGCCCCCTGTGAAATTGTTGACAAGGGCGTTGGTGGCCATGGGTCAGAGCCTTGTTTGGAGCCAGTCGGAGGCCGAATATGGGTTCGTGCGCGGGTACCGCTCTTCCCGTGCGTCCCGGGCTTTGGCTTTGCGGAGGGCTTTTTCCGCATCGTCCTTTAACCCCTCCGCCAAGGTGCGATTCTGCTGCAGATGCCAAGCAAGCTTAGCCGCAAGGGCCGTGTAAATGGCCTTGACCAGAAGCGAGTCCAGCTTCCCCACGTCACCCCCCAACACGAGCGGGTTGGCCACATATACGATTTGAGCCGTCGCCTCATCCATTAAGAGCAGCCCTGACTGGACCTCAAAATCCTCATCGGTCAAATCACTCAAATCCGTGTCATTGATCCGCACCAGTCGAATGTAGTCCGTAGGAAGAACGTAGGCGTACGCCCAGCCGAACGCCGGGGCTGTGGTCGGGGATAAAGTTGCGAGCTTCCGGGCGGACTTCCATAACCCCTCGCTAAGTACCTCCAAGATTGTCGGGGTGAGATGCAGGGAGCACAGCCTCGCCTGCTGAGTAGCGTCCGTCAGGGTCGCAATGGACCCCTCCGCGCACAACCCAAGGGCGTAATTGGCGATATCGACAAGGGTGGCCATGCCCTGATAATACGGGGAAGCCCCTGAAGGTCAAGATCCCTTCAGGGGCCCCCATGATTTCCCCTACTTTTACGGCTCCAAATACGCGATTTGGAACAGAAGTTTTGCGGACGCAGTGAGGTCAGTAGCGGTCTTCACCGTGGCGAAGATCCTTTCATCCCCTGCGGCGAGGGCTGCAGGGACATACTGGGCGGCTGTTGCAGTCCCGTTGGCCGTAAAGGCCACATCATGCGCCGTGGTAAGCGCCAAACCATCCGCGAGGGCGTCGTCGTTGCTGGCGAAGCCGATGTCGATGGTGAGGGCCGTACCCGGGTCCTCACAGACCACCCGGGAGAGCGACGGAATAACCTTCGCCCCTCGGGGCAGAATGGCCAGGTTGATGATGTCCGTTGCGGCCTCCGTGCCAACAAGTGCATACGCCACGGTGGCGTAGCGAAGTTTCGCCTGGACGTCCTGCTGACTCGGCCAAGCGTGATTGCTGCTCTGTGCGGTGTAGACCGCAGAATTGAAGGTAGGCATGTTAGTCTCCTATGTTTAAGGTTGAATCGTCTTACGGGCTCTCGTCACAAGAGATCTCAACAACGTACTTCTCCTGAAGCCGGGTAGCCCCAATGCTCATGCGGGTATAGACCTGCGTAGAGTAGTTCTTGTCCGCACGCTCTTCAATCGCGGCCTTGACGTCCTCTCCGGTCGAGAGAACCAGACCATCGCGCACGTAAGCGAAGCAAGTGCGAACGTCGGTCGAGCTGTTGAGAGCCAGCAGCTCCGTCCTGATGAACTCCAACCCCATGAAGTTGTCAACCGTGCCAACCTGAAGGGCCTTGACGGCTGCGTAGTCAGTGCTCGAAACTTGGGACACGTTTAGAAGCAAATCATCAATCTGCTTCTGGGAAACGGCCAAGTACAGCATGGACCCCGAGGGGTACTCGTTCTTCCCAAGAATGGACTTGGCCTGGATGAGCTTGGCCAAGGTGAGCCCCGAATTTGCTGCGGTCCCACTAGCAACGTAGTTGACGGCGACCTTCTGCGAAGAGGGCAACGTAACGGCGGTAACTGCGCCGTCCCCGGTGCCCGTAGTATCGGCGTAGGAAGTGCCGACCGAGGCGTCGATAATCTCTTGATCCTTTTTCCTGGCGAAGGCCATGGCCTGCGACTGAGCATAGGCGCTCTTCGGGTCGATTAGCATACGAATCTCGTCCGCTTTGTCGATCAGATCAGCGGCGACATAGTCGTTGAGATACACGGCACGCTTCTGATGCGGCGTGTCATTGCGGGGGGTGTCTCCGTGGCGAGTGGTAACCTTCTGCACTGTGGAGGTTCCAATCTGGTCAAAGAAGCGGGTTTTCCCCTTCTGGGTCTCAGTGCGGACCTTTCCGGCGAAGCGGTGGTCCATCTGCTGAGCAAGATGCTGAATGTTTGCGGAGTACTGCTCCACAAAGGCAGTGGTAATTTGAGTGGACATGTTATGTATCCAGATTCTTAGCAGGGTTCCAGCGGGGCATTAACGGGTTCCCGACTCTCGGCCCAACTCCGCAGCGTTCAGCACTATTCGGCCCGTGAGGGTTCCCGACAGTCGTTCGAACTATGCGGAGTGTCTTACAGTAAGAGTCAACTTGTCAAGAAACAAATAGCCGGGGCTGATAAGGCCCCGGCTATAGCCAGCAATATACTCCTAAAACGCTATGCTCGTTTCATAGCGTAAAGTTTCGCGACATGCTCAACTCGAGAGGCATGCTGCGGGTGATTGGCCTGCCAGTAGGGGTCCGTCTTGTCCCCCATGATCTTGTTAATTTCATCCTGAGGATTGATCCCCAAAGACGCCCCCGACTGTCGGGCCCCAGCCGTTCCACCTTCGCCCATAAGGGCCCCCACTTTTGACATGATACGAACAAAAGTCGGGTTGTTGGCCAGAGCGTCGTCCTGCAGGATATCTGGGCCGCCAAATTGAATAGCAGCCTGCTTGGCCACTCGAAGGTTCTGAGTGAAAAGCTCCCCCGGCCAATCCTTCTTGAGGTCAGCGACGGCCTTTTCTTTGGCCTGTGCAGCCTGTTGTTCCGCAATCTCCACGGCCTTAGATCCCCGTGTCAGCTCCCACTCGGCCAATTTTGACGCCTGAGTCTTGGACAGGCCGAGTTGATGGGCCAGCGTGGCGAACTCCTTCGCCCCGGCTTCATCCCAGACTTCATCCCGCACTGTCTCCGGTTTCTTGAAACCATAGTCCTCGGGCTTATCTGGGCGTCCAATGGCTTTGTAGAACGCTTCCTTCACCTCGTCCGGGGAGGCGTCGTCGGGCACAACGACCCGGCCCTTGCCCCCTGACAAAGTTTTCTCGAGGTTGACGTAGCTGTTAGACAAAGCCGTAACGGAGGAAAACCGCTTAGCCAAGTGGGCCGCGTCCCCGGAGAAGAACTTACTGGGATCCGTAATGGAGCCATCCGGTTTGATCAGACTGGAATAATCCAGCGTTGTAGCCGTAGCTGAAGAAGATGAACCATTGGGCTCACCAGAGGCGGGAGGGGTTACCGTGCCAGCGGTGTCTCCCTGATTAAGTAGAGAATCAGACATGGGATAGGTGGGTTTTTCGGTTTTTGTATCGTCGGGCAAATTCCTCGGGGTGGTTTTTCTGAAGCCACTCTACGAAAGCAGGGGTCTTGTCCCCCGCAGAAGGGTCCAACGCGGGGGCTTTTGCCCAATCTATGCCCACAGCTTCGCAATCATCGCCTTTGACCTCCTCTAAAAGAGAGTCTTGCGGTGCGATGCCCTTGGCTTCGTCAATGAGCGCCTGGAGAGCGGGGTCCGCCGGGTGGTCTGTCGCCGCTGGGTCCATGGGGTTCCGCGACCCTACAAAGGCCGCGATGTCGAGGCGCTTGCCCCGCCCGGCCTTCGTGAGAGTAAACCCCCCATCACTATCCAGGCGGGCTACAAGGGTAGCTCCATCCAGAATATTGTTCCCTTCAAAGTGAAATGCCATTGGTTGCCTTTTCTGTTTTCCCCGGAGCCTCCGGGTTCATATTGCGCATTCGGAGGATGTATCGTATAACCTCTTTCATACCCTCTGTCCAAGCCAAATCTGCATGCGTCTGCCCGGGGTGAAACCCAGGGCGCTCGACCCCCTCAGGGTCGAACCCATACCGGGAGAACAGGTCAGCCAGGACGGCCTTCCCGTCCTCAGTACTGAGGAGCCGCTTGTACTGCTTAATTTTGTCCTGCGCCTGCATTGACAATGGTCTGGGTTGCGGCCTTCTGGGCTTCAGGGCCTAGATTACGGGCCGACTGTGTGATGTCCTTAGCGAGCGCGGCTTGCTGCATCTGCATAGCCGCCTCCGTCTCTCCGGCCACAATCTCCTCCACCTCCAGCTCGCTCCGCTGCCAATCCGTCGGGAGAGCGTAATTGTTCGCCACGTCCCGGGCAGCCTTACGCCAATCGACAATGTGTTTCACCGAGGGGTCGAAGACAACCATGGATCCAAGCATATTCATGACCTGTGCAAGCGAGGATGTCCTCGCCGTTTTCAGGGCGAGGGCAATCTTCGAGACGTAAGAAATCCGGTAATCCAGACCTTGAAGTTCCGGGGGCACGTCCCCCAGCTTTCCGGCCCGCAAGAGTATGGCGAAGACCCTCTCTAAGGTCGGATTCAGGAACTCCTGCACAGTACGGGCAAAAATCGGGGTAAACAGCACCAGCTTTTCCTGCAGCATTTCGGCTACCTCAAAGGCCGTTTTCTCTCTGCGTTGCTCCTGCAGGTTAGTTAGCATCTGGAACATGTCTACAAAGAAAGCTTGTCGAATCCTCGCACGTTTTTGGTCGCTTTTGCTTTCACCAAGGTCTACCCGGTTTGTGAGCTGAAGCTGCTCCGGCTTGTTGTTCGGGTTGGACGTGTCCCAGTAGGTCACCCCATTGGGGCGGTTATCCGGCCGGGACCCGGCGTCATCGGGCATAAGCCAAGGGGGGTCCACCATCTTTTCGACCGCTACCAAGAGGTCTTTTTCTATCCGATTGACAAGCTTTGCCTCCGGCAGAATTTGAAGCCCAGGGCCCCTCCCGTATAGCTCGTTGTTGCTGCGTAGAGTGCGGAGCACTGCGTAGGGGAATTCATAATACCCGCCCTCGTCAATGAGGTGCTTATCCTCCTTGCATACGTACAAGGACGCAAAACGTCTCTTCTTCGGGTCGAGCTGCACCCCCTCTTCAAATTCCAACCGGGGCTCCACTGCGTGAATGAAAGTAAACTCCTGATCCCATTTGGCATCATCCAAGGCTTTCTGTACCTTCTCCCCCAATTTCTCCCGCCCCCACTCCTGTAGCGCTTGGCGGGCTGTCCAGCTCCATTCACGGTATACAGTATCAACAAACCCCTCGTTGTTCTCCGCAACGCAGAATGTTCCTACAGGGATATTTGTGAAGCTAACCCCCGTGCGGTTGCTCTCCCCCGTAAACATGCAGACTGTGCAAAACACCCCCGAGTCAATGAAGGCTTCATGGGCTGTCAGATAGAAATTCGACGCGAGGAGGGTCTCCTGGACACGCTCAGACGCACGAGCCAAAAATGCCTTTACAGTCTCTGGGGCGTCCGGGTCGGATGGCTCGAGCCGCATCCATTGCTCCCCCGCCGGGGTGAGGCTAGACAAGAGCCCCGCGGCATAAATTAGTGCAGCTTCTTCAGCCGTAGAGTCAAACAGCTCCGACGCTTGGTCACTCCCGGGTGAGGTCTTGGTGATGATGTTACCCTTGCGGGGAAGAATCCACCTGGCCGCATCGTCCCACAGCACCGCAAAGTTTTGCCGGGCGGACTTTAGAGCCTCATTGCGTTGAATAATAGTGTCCGCCGTCATCCCTTACCTCCGAGCAAGGTGCTTCTTTCCACCGGTTGATAGCCGCCGGTCTCCCCGGCCAGGATGGATGCCTGAATCCCCTTGCGTCTCGCCGCCTGCAAATGGGCGTCCCGCTTTGCCACCTGCACTTCCACGTCTGTAGAGGTTGGGGGAGGTGCAGAAGGGGCCGGAACTGGGGGTGTACCCCCCTTGTACAATCGGTTGCCATCCAGTAGCCGGAAAAGTCGAAAGTCGAAGCTCATGTCCCACAGTATAGGCTACGTAGCCGTTCAAGCGAGTAAAATCTCAAGTCATTCTTCCGCTCGAAGGACATGAGCGGAAGCGGGAACGGAAGAAAATCCCACGCTCGCGCGAGGTTCCCGGCCGCAAGATACACATGCCAACAGTCAACCTGAACCGGATACTCAAACCTCACAGCGGGGTTCACGATCTGCGCAGGAGGTGCCTTCGACCAGACGGGCCGACCCATTATAAAAAAGTCCGGGCGGGCAATCACTACGCCCCAGCGGAGATGCAAGGCCAAGTCCTCCCCGAAAGTCCGTGCGCACGGCTCGGACTTGTAAACGCGAGTAGCTAATTCATAGGGGGTCATAGCGAAACGCCGTGTAGTGCAGTTGTGAACCTCTTGGGTTCTTCCTCATCCATGGAGTACATTTCCCCGGGACGCAACACTTTTTTCCTCCCAAAACCGGCCGGGGCTCGGACCATGCCCAGCGTGAGCGCTTCCGCCACAATCCGGGCTGCATCGGATGAATGACTGGACCAATCATGCACGGGCTCCTTTGATATTACTCCCCCGCTCGTAGCGTCCTTAACATGATAGGACTCCAAAGCCTGAAGACCGTCCGCACAAGCCCCGGCGTTGAACCGTGAGCGTTGGAGCAACTCACGCAGGGCGTTGATGCCACTCCAACGGTTCACACTTCTGGGCACCAAATAGCAATTCACCATTCCGGCCTTTTCCAGCTCCGCTCGGTAAGTGGTTCCGGTTGCAGAGTTCCCATTCCCGGCGTCGTGTGGTAGGTAATTCGCCGCAACCGGTATCCCCGTTGAACGAAGAATATTGGCCATCTCGGACGCTGTGGCGTGTCTGCGCTCCACATGGTAAACCCAATGTATTTCTCGACCCAATACCTGGAATAGCCAGACAACTGAGGTATCATTCCAGCCAATATCCCAAGCGGCGTACACTGGAGCCCCATGCTCGTATTCGAACCGGGTGATACAGCCGAGCGTCCGCAGTTTGGCTATAATGTCCGCATAGATGGCCCCCTCCACCGGGGCGCTCAAAGCCTCCGCAACCGTCGAAGGGTACTCCCGGCGCATGAATATCCCGTATGTCTGGGCTGTCTTCCAGTACCAAAGCATCTGCCCGGGGGTAAAGGTCCTGCCGGTTTCCTTCTCTAGCTCTGAAAAATACTTGGTGATCTCTTGCGGGACCAAGGAGAAATCCCCCTCCATGGTGTAACTCGGGTCCTCGAACCACGGGAAGAACCAAAACATGAAGTCTTTCTCCGTCATCTGTGACGGATTCACTTCCTGGGCCCGCTTTATGAGGTCGTAGAAATCGCCGCCTTTCCCCCCTTTAAAGGTGGACTCCACAAAGATTACCCCCTCCTCAGCCGTGGGGAGGGACCCCGTACGGATCTCTTCGGATCTCTTCGGAT